GAGGCACTGGCCGAATCACTTGAGGATCCAGTAGTAGTCGGTAAAGAAGAACCAGATGGAGACCCGCTAGAAGTTCCCGTAGAGGTTTGTGAAGGGACCGAGGATCCCGTAGATGACTGTGTAGACGAGGCACTGGCCGAATCACTAGAGGACCCTGTAGAAGTCATGCTAGAAGTTCCCGTAGCAGTTTGAGAATGAACAGAAGATCCAGTCGCAGAACTTACAGACGAGGCACTAGCAGAATCAACAGAAGAATCGGTAGAAGTCACACTAACAGTATTACTATCACGTGCTGTCGATGTTCTTGATAGGCTGGATGACCTCGATGCTGTATTCGTTGCACAGGTCGTGGCCGATAATGAACTGGATGAACTCACAGAGACCGATACAGATCCGAAAGAAGCCGTGATAACAGGACTTGACGAGGCCGATACAGACCCGAAAGAAGCCGTGATAACAGGACTTGACGAGGCCGATACAGACCCGAAAGAAGCCGTGATAACAGGACTTGACGAGGCCGATACAGACCCGAAAGAAGCCGTGAGGTCAGGACTTGACGAGGCCGATACAGAGCCCGATGAAGATACCGTTGTCGCCGGACTTGACGAGACCGATACAGACCCCGATGAAGATACCGTTGTCGCCGGACTTGCAGAGACCGATACAGACCCCGATGAAGATACAGTTGTCGCTGGACTTGCAGAGACCGATACAGACCCGGATGAAGAATCCCTCGGAGAATTAGAAATAGACGGGCTACCTGTCATCGACATACTTGCACGTCCAGATCCCGTATACGTAGTCGTAACAGTCTCCGTTACTCCCGTCGGAAACGTTGTTATACTCGGAGTACCCGAGTGAGCAAGAGACGGCGTGAAAGAAGAAGACCTAGTCGTCGTGCTACATCTAGATCTTACCGATGTAGGACTGGATGATTTCGATATCGTCGCCCTACTCGTAGCTGATACAGACCTCGATAGAGCCCCGCTAATCGTCTGTTTTACCGAGGTCGAGGTCGTGGACGTTGACGAAGGGCATTTACTCGCTCTGGCTGAAGCAGAATAGGATACTGACGCAGTGCCCGTCTTCGAACTGCTCACAGATCCCGAAGAAGATCTCGTGGAAATACTCGTTTTCGACGGTAAAGAACTCGTCGAGGCCACAGCTGTCACAGATTCCATAGAAGAGGCCGTCGGGCTCACCGTATCCGATACACTAGGGCCCTTTGATACCGAACCAGAACCAGAAATGCTCGGGCTCCCAGATATCACAGCCGTACCCGTGATAGTCCTACTACGGGCTCCGGTCATAGATGCTTTTCCAATAGCAGATGAGGAAGGCGAGACGCTTCGTGTTTTTGTTTGTGTCACAGATCCCGATACAGTAGCCGATATAGGTGCCGTCCGAGTAATTCTAAGAGATCCGGACCCCGTGACCGATACAGTTGATGTCCTAGATGAAGACACAGACCGTGTGTTTGTTACAGATGCCGTCGGCGTACTCGTTTGTCGAGAAGATGTCGTAGTCGTCCTGGTTGACAGCATAGATACTGTCTCCGTTGGGCTCGCAGTATACGTCTTAGAACTCGTAACAGTTCGAGAAGAACTCGGAGATCCGGTACTCGTCTTTGAGGCCGATGACGAACCAGAAATAGATCCCGTTATCTTTGCGGTCCGGGTATTCTCCATAGTCTTGGAAAATGTAGCAGATGCACTACTCGTTTTCGAAGGCCGGACACTCATCGTACTTGATGGCGACACAGTCGATGTCCTAGATGATGAACTGGATCTGGACCCCGTAGGACTCGAACTACTTGTTTTCGATGTTGACACGGATGCAGTACCGGTCCTCGTCAGCACCGGAGAAACCGATAATCGGGAAGTTCCCGTGGCAGTCTTGGATGCTTTTGATGTCGGGGTCAGACCCCCCGTGCTACTACCTGTCTTAGATACAGTCGTCGTCTTTGTAGAAGTCATAGAGCTTGTAGTGGTCTTTGTTGATGTCGTGGAGAGAGTTTTGACTCCAGTTATCCTAGATGATCGAGTCGTAGTCGTTGTTTTCGTGGATGTCTTGGATGGTGTGCTGGACTGTGTGGGAACAACCAGAAGCAGACGTGGCCCTTCACACGAGACCCGGGTATAATTTGACATAGTCGGCGAAAAGGATGAAAGTAATAGCAACAGAATAGCAGTTACCTTCATTTGTCTTGGCCAATCAAAATCGTATTGAATGTCAACTCTTTAAGCTTTTGAGATTGTTTATGAAACAGTCTCAAAAATCTTAATTGTATATTTGGGACGCTTAGAACTCATCCTTCAGAGTACGGTTGCCCCCGCGGCTATTGATGAGATTTCTCTGGGCCGGTGTAGAGCACACGCATCCACCATCGCAGCTCAGAGTAGCACCGCAGCACGATGGCTTGCACTGGTTGTTCTTGAAAATAAAGAGATTGTCGGGGCCTACCTCATCCACATTCGGGCCGGACAGAGGCTCGTCTGGAGATGTTCCACGCCAGCCTTGATAGGCTCCCTTGCCAACATCCACACCGTCGTATGTGCCCACAGGGTCCGTAGCAAACCCGCCCTTTGTGAGATAGTTCATGAACGGCTCACCAACAGGAGGGGCCTGTTGCTCCTCCTCTTCTTCATTCAGTAAATGCTCGGCGAATCCCTCACGGGTTCTCTGGGGCCAGTTCGTCATGCCCAGAAGCATGCAGATATTTGCTAGAAAAAGGACAACTAACATTCCTACCAAGTACATTCCACGAGCCGACATTTCTAAATAGGACAACTATATTTTTCCGGTCTATAATATAATATCGTCAACAAGTTTTTTCAAATTGGACATGCCCACGTCGGATGCATCTCGTAGAATCCATGTTCCACCAAGGGTTACGGTTCCCCGCTCCGTGTAAAAATGCAGAATCTTTGCCGGGTTTATTACAGGCCCCAAAAAACTATACGGCTGCTTCCACTCGTCGTATTGATTTACCCAAGACGCACAGGTGACGATTTGATTACCGTGTGGTGTTGGAAGATTGACGAACCAGGATACCTCTGCACCGTCGATTTCAACAATGCCGGTGACCTTTCCATCGTTTTCGAGAGTATCGCCGAGTTTGACCGAGCATGCTCTTGTCCATTCAGTGCCGAATAGAGTTCTGCGTTGAACAATACAATCAGGAGAAAATCCCGCCTCGGACCGGAGAACCTTTACAGGAGGGCGAGGAGAATCCGATTTATTCAGATGCATCCATACACTACGATACCATTGCTTCAGGGAATCCATATCGTCGCCGTCTATTTCTTCCCAATCTGCGAATATAATGACTCCCCTCTTACTGCGTACTGGGATTCGGCGATTCGTGGTTGTGAGACAGTATACATCGGATTCCGTCGATCTGATCTTTTTTGCCTCGGAGTGTTCACTGACGGGAATCAGGTTATAGTCTACGTATACGAGATGATCGCCGGTAACTCGAATACCATGGAGATCATACAGCTCTTGACCGCCCTTGAAGCGGTGTACGGCGGTAACTCGCCCTCCATCACCGAGGATATCGCCGATTTTTATCTTGTCAATGCGTTTTGTATCACCGGATGACAAGAAAACTTGAGTTTCTCCTGTAAAACAGGCGTCAGCAACCATCGCCGCAGCAATCGTCGTTGTAGCAATAACAACAGATGACATAATAATCATTGACACTGTAAAAATAAGACCTGAAATGGGGGCGAAGATATAAAAAAGTATGATTTGCAGTAACATAATAACCCCAATAATAATGATTGACACGAGTAATGTAACCTGTACAGTATTTATAAATGTCATGATAAGAGATACGAGAGCCATGGATATAGAAAATACAATTCCCTGTACACGATCTACCATCGCATACATCTGATTCATCATATTCCGAAACATTTTGGCAGCCGTTGAAAATCTCTCCATAATCATGGCAAATGCCTTGTAACACATATTCCATAGATTTGTAAATGTCTTTGCTATCCCATCAACGGTACTGCCTACTATGTCAACAACGGCGGACTGCGAATTAACAAGATCCTTGACTTCTGTTGTTGCTACCCGGATAGCAGATTGCACATATTGTTTTTGACAGTAGGACCAGTTATCTGTGGCAAATTCTGTAGCAGACCGTGTATCATTCGAGGGCTTGAAGACCGCTGAGAAGGCTACCACTCCGGGGCGACAACGATTCGCTTCCCAGTTACTCAAGACCGAATCCTTGTATGCTATGGCGATCAAGAAGGAAAGGCCGACGGATAAAAGTATTGTAACACCGAGCATTTTTGCTGTATCTTCGGATGCCATCCCCTGACGAATACGGAGCTTTGTGTGGAGATTATCACAACGATTATTATATGGCGACCAGGAAAAACAACAGAGGGGGTAGCAAAATTACACGTCGTATAGGTCCTCTGCGCCGTGGTGAATTAAAACATTTCGGCTATATGAATGTAACAACTCTATCCATGGAAAAACGTCACATGGCCCTCAAACAGGCAGTCGCATTCTATGGGGCACTCGCAGTTTTCCGTAAACTAAATGCGGTGTACGTGTTGACACGGAAAACATCTCCTGGTTCTTCAGCAGTGTTCAAGATGGACAGAGACTGGGTTCGAACACTGTTTCCATAAAAGTATGGGTATAATAGATGGACCCACCTACAGTACACATAAATCGGAAACAGAGCCCTGTATCACTTGCCCACTCTCAGATTCCGCAACCCTTGTACAAAAAACTCATGGCCGACACGGCCATGGTTGTGGCCGGCGCAGATCCCGCCGCCCTAGCTAGATTCAAGGAACCGCCGTCACTATTTATACTTATCGGTATTACACTTGTGTTAGTTGTGATAGGTTGGATACTTACGGCCGTCGCAAACTGGGCCGAAATTACCAACAACTGGCCGAAATACAAGTGTATGCCCAGCGTAATGCCGTTTGCTAAATTCTACGGCTATGATTTGGACGAGACAATGAATTTCTGTATCGGCGAGGCCGTGAAAGAACATTCCCCAGGTGTAATCACTCCCATTTATACGGGTATCGCCAAAGTCATGAATACCGTGGATGGAGTATACGATCAAGCCAAAACTATCTCGGGCGGTGTTAAAAAACTCTTGTCAGGGTTTGAAAAATTCTTAATGCAATTCGCAAACTCATTCCGTCTGATTGGAACCCGTATTCGCATTTCATTGGTAAAGATACGGGACATATTCGATCGTATATACGGCATGTTCACATCATTTGCATTGGCCGGTGTTTCAGCAATCACATTCGGTTCTAATCTCATGTGCAATCCTATTGTAACCTTCATTGGTACAATTGCCGGAGTCGATGTCTGCTGTTTTGCCAAAGATACGATAGTAGAACTCGAGAATGGAATGCGTATATCGATCCAGCGAGTCCGTCTCGGAGATGTGTTGCGTGATGGAGGCGTTGTAACGTCCACATTTGAATTCGACGGATCCAGAACCGATATGGTGCGTATTCACGGTGTACATGTGAGCGGCAATCACTGTTTGCAGCACGAGGGCCGATTCGTAGAAGCGTCGAATCATCCTGATGCGATCCTTGCGGAGAAGGTCGATCGGCTCTATTGTCTGAGTACCACGACAAATAAGATCGCCGTGGTCTACAGACGTTTAAACGGCATGCACGAGGGCTATCTGACATTCACGGACTATGAGGAGAGCTGCGAGCCGGCTGTGGTTCGTGAGGCGCAGGCGGCCGCCGAGGCCGTCCTCAACCCCCATAAACGGGGCTTCACCTACGTGGCGAATTTCAGTCTCGGAATAGATCCGGTCGCATATCTGACACTCGATTCTCATGAAAAACTGTTCGGCGACGTCAAAATCGGTGATCGGCTCCCATGCAGTTCAACAATCGTCGGCGTTATCCGTGAAACGTGTGATCATTGTGTACGGAGTCCTTCGGGTATTATAATGTCGGCGGCACAGCTTGTGAGAGCAGATGGATCCTGGCAGAGAGCGGTCAACGTATTTGAGCCCGTGGTCGGCTCACATGTTCTAACACAGGTCATTACAGACAGTAATCGGGGGTTCTGGGTTCGCAAGGGAACGGAAACACTCTTTGTCCGTGACTATATGGAGGTTCACAGTACGGCGGTACAAGGCCCGTATGATAAGGCAGTCCTTGGCCCTTCGCTAAAACTTGATGGTCGTAACGGGAGCCATGGATAATACAAAAGCATGTTCTCTGTAGTCAGAGACCACTGGCCTTCCTGTGAAGGTAATAAGACCACGCGCCATACCGGCCCAGTCATCATGGAATCCATCCATGATCTCCATGAACCGGCTTGGTGGACGGGAATTCGTGTCAGCATTCCCCGTTCTACTGATCTCGAAGCAACTGTAGTTCTGGCTTCCCGAGATAATCCCTCATTCGAACCCATGAAATGGACGCAGCGCTTTGGTGAACTGCATCCATTTCCGTATCCAATTCCTGCTAAAATGGCAGCGGTCCTGAAGTTGTATGTCACTGTCACATGTGAACAGTATGCGGGCCCTTCCATAATATGCCTGCCATTCCATGAAATGCCGCATCTGAAATCCAGGGACAACTATGTCTTTATAAACACGGATGGCTCACTCGTCATGGCGTGGGACGGTAACAAATGGTGCAAGCCCGGTATGGATCATCGGCCAAAATGGAGAACGATTCATATCGTGGTTCCTCGTTTATCATCTGTTCTTGACAAGACGAATACGCTTCCTACCATGGCCTGCATTCACGATTGGGAAGAAAAGATTCGATGAATAACCAAAAAGGCAGTGGGGCCTCCGTTTATTTTAGTGGTTTTTGTATTTCAGAATACCGCTAAGTGACGTGGCTTGGTCTCACACACCCTTGAGATCCTGAGGGAGAACCTTCGGAGTAAAGCTGTAGTGCTCGGAAATCATCGTCATCGCCGTCTGCTCTGCCGGGTTCGCAAAGGAGATGGCCACTCCCTTGCGGCCAAACCGGCCGCAGCGCCCAATCCTGTGGATGTAGTTCTCCTTGTCCTCGAAACTAGGCATGTCGAAGTTGAAGACCACATCCACGCCCTGGACGTCAATGCCACGGGCCAGCAGATTCGTCGCAATCAGAACACGGGTCTTCCCCTCACGGAACTCCCGCATACGTTGCTGGCGGATCGTCTGGGTCATGGGCTCGCCGTAGATGATGCTCGTCGGAAACCCACGCTCGGTCATTGCTGCATGCAGACGCTCAGCCCGCTCCTTCGTGTTGGCGAACACAATCGACTGCGCAATGTTCATGCCCTCGAAGATGTCGCACAGACAGTCGAGCTTCCACGAATCATCCTCGACCGGCACCAGATACTGCGTGATGCCGTCGAGCTTCACATCCGCCGTCTTTAGTGTGATGCGCACGGGCTCCTTCAGGATCATGCCGGCCAGCTCCTGCACCTCGGATGGCAGCGTGGCCGAGAAGAGGGCCACATTGCAGTCCTTCGGGAGACCGAGCTTCACAATCTCGCCAACCTGCTCGGCGAACCGGTCACGAAGCATCTCGTCGGCCTCATCCAGGACAAAGTTGCGGAGATAGGCGAAGGATAGATCACGACTCGTCGCCAGATCATAAATGCGCCCGGGAGTGCCGACGACTACGTGGGCGCCTGCACGGATCTCCCGTGCATTCTGGTGACGGGGTACACCGCCTACCGCAAGAGTCACCACGATTTTCATGTATGACCCCAGAGCGCGAATCTGATCCGCAATCTGTCCAGCCAGCTCGTGCGTGTGGGCCATGATGAGGGCCTGTGTCTGTTTGAGGGCGGGGTCCACACGGCTCAGAACACCGATGCCGAAGGCACCCGTCTTGCCCGTCCCCGACTGGGCCTGTGCAAGAATGTCACGACCCTTGAACACCGGGGCAATAGCCGCCGACTGGATGGCGGAAGGTTTCTCGAAGCCGTGGGCATAGACGCCACGAAGAAGGTTCTCTGGGAGACCCATCTCGTCGAACGTCAGGCACGGGGGAAACTCAGCGCTGCTCGTTTCTGCGATAAAGTTGGAATCAGTCATCTGATCGATAGTCAGCTGGGTGCGTTTAAGCCCGGTCAAGTTTTTTAAGCCCTACCGGCTAGTGCCGAAGTTAAGAACCCCTTTAGGGGTGAATAACTGAGGCACTAGACGATAGCTAGAAGTGCTAAAGTTAAGAATCCCGAACAAAGTGAGGGGGTCTTAACTTTGGCACTTCACGGTAGCATTGCTTACTGGAACATTAGAGCCGCCCTCCCTCCAACAATTCGGAGCATGTTATATTGGGTTAACCATACGTGGATATTATAGGCCGGGCGACGGTGTTCTACTAGTCGTAGAGGCTGAATAGTCATGGTCGACTTCTCAAAAAAGGTGCGTCCTGAACCAGGGTCAGTATTACGTTCGGAACCCCAGATGCCAAATGTTACATCCGTACAAAACGTAGAAACATAACTGCCGCCTCCACCGCCGCCACTCGTACCGCTGCCACCTCCATAGTATCCATCACCGCCCTCAAGAGCGTACGTGCTCCCTCCAGTACTTGCAAGTGACGTCAAAAATGTTTCATCTACAGTCATTGCAGCACCATCGGGTAAACCAGGGCCTTCGGGCTCTCCTGTAGATCCTGCATAAGAGCGCCCACCTCCGCCGCCTCCACCAACATCTATCGCACTCGTCGCATTCTGACTATGACTTGTAACTGGAGTACCCAGGCCTCCTTGACGACCACACGTCAGCACTGTTCCTGCAGACCCACCTGTTCCTCCTGACCCTTGGCCACCGGCTCCTGCTACGGCTATAATGATATATCCCGTCTTTGTTTTTACGACCAGCGAAATAGAACCGGCGGCCACATAACGAATATACATATCCTGGAATCCCGCAATGCCCTGTATCTGGCGGTTATCAATCGTAAATGATAGCTCGGCACCATGTCCGCTTGTTCTGCCGCCTGCTCCATACATGGTGATCCTGTACGCCTGGTCGTATTTACTCAGAGGACTGTATCCGTATATGGAATCAAACCCGGTTGTTGTAGTATTCCCCTGTGGATCCGGATATATCACTGGATAACCAGGACTTACTATAGTATCCCACGTATCCTTGTAATAGTTGTCCGACATGAAAAACTCTAGTTCTTTATACGGCAGCTTATCCCAGTTTGCGCAACCACGAACCTCATCCATCGGACGACCATAGGCATCCGCTAATCCGCCGGTTGACCATAGCCCAAAGTCATATCTATATATATAACGATTCACAAGAGGCGCCCTCTTACAGTTCATAATCGGCATCAGTGAACGAAAGAATGACGGCCCCGTGAAATCAAAGCGTTCCTTGCCGTATACTCGAAAAGTGGCTGTTACAAGTGGATCAGAGCGCGCATTCGCAAACCCGGTGCGAATATAGCCGTCTCCGTAATCCCAGCTTGGAAATTGTGCATTCGGCCACCACGGTATTTCAGAGGCGGCGGCTCCTTGATCCGCCAAATCCTGGCTAAAGAGAAAGTGCGCATTGTACGAAGGCGCCTCTATCCGCTGAGCGACCCATGTAATATCTCTCACGAGACCTCCTTGTTCCACTACAATACGTGTCCGAGCCGCTCCATTCGTGGGTGTTACAGGTAGTTCCATGTGTGTTTCGATTGGAATTTGAAGATCGGCGAGACGAAAGGCCGCGGCCTCTCTATCCTCGAGACTCACGTATTCTACAATCCAATATGCGTCTATAAAATGGTAATCAGTCGGCATGGAAAGATTAGGCACGACATTTCCACCAATATGCGGTAAAGCTTTCCCCGATTCCGGATCACGTCCATATTGGGTTAGAGATATGGTTTGCGGGGACGCCGACGGACCTACATACATAGTTCTTTGTGAGACAGATGGATTATGAATAATGCTTATACGGAATGTGAATCCGTTATTGTCGGTTTGTTCGGATATTGTCGTGCCTGGTAGAATCCCTGGCCCAGCCAGTGTCATACCAACACAGTTAAACGGTATTATGGAAGTTACGGTAAGCTGCCGAGATGAAATAGTACCGGTTATAGGATAGGCTGTAGGATAATAAAAGGTTGATCCGGCTATATTCGGTATGGGAGCACCGGCCACCTGTGTCCGGAAATCCGTATATACACATTCTTGAACTGGGCGGAAATTACAGACGATTTGTACCGGTTCTTTGGAGAGTGCCTGTATAGGAAGAGGCTGCGGTCCGGGCCCTCGATTCCACCAAAATGGCGGAACCAACTGAACAGTCTGCGGAGTTTGTACGACCGTTTTTATCTGACTCTGTATCTTTTCTCTCGAGTTATAATTCAGAGGATTAAAGGTACTCGGATCACGGCCAATCATAAAATTCGTTGTATCGAAATGATCAAAGGACGCATGTTGTTCATCGATGACTTCCAGGAAGCGTGAATCGAGAGTATCTATATCCTGATTACCTATTCTGAACGTAATATCACTGCAGAGGGCATGTCCTATGGAATTTGTCCAGGACCAGGCAGGATAGACAGAGCCCTGCAGAGACTTTATTTGTGAAGGAGTGTTAGGCCTATCATATAGGCCTTGGGCTGCAGCCAGCGCATCCTCTTGGGGCTTGACAATATCCGGTAAGACAACAACGAGAGTGGCTCTCGTTATGAGCTCACCGAGTATGGGCAGAGTTACCGTGGCTTTTCGCCCGAAATCCGCCACATTATCGAATTCGACTCGGCGCCATTGCGATGCCCAACGGGTACGCTGACGTAAAACAGACTTGTAGAACTGTGTAGATGGCTGACCTGTCGGTGTATTGAGTCGTTCCTGGTCTTCCAGACCGGAAGATACGATTTTTAACATCGTTGCCGGTGTTGATGCCATTGCCCCTATGGCTTCTTATGAGTTTAAACCAGAACAAACCGGCCCTGTACGAGGGTATAGAATAAACCTGACACGGCCCCCTTACGATTACCTTTGTATCAGGTATGACCTGTCCCTCTTGTCTAGGACTTATTCAAGACTGGCTGTGTCTTCCAGAAACCGGTTTGCCTCGATGGAAACGGGTATCCGAGCATTCTGCCGAAGTGTCGATGGCTCTATATTACGTGGTGATGCGTCCTTCTCGGGAACAGCGAGAATGTATAGAACGAATGTTCCGAGCCTGGATAAAGACCGATATATTTAGCGAACAACGGGCCGGCGCCATTCTGATGAATCTTATTCGGTCATTCGGGGGAAAGGAAGATTTGGATGCGCTTATTGCCTTATTAGAGACCTGCTACACAACAAATGCAGGTGTGGTTGAACGCTGGGCTGCGACATGGATAGTTCGCCTTTGGAAAACTGTCCACGTGATACATTTGGAGCACACAGGTCAACAAGAATTATCGGAATGTTCGGTTCCAGGACTGCGCCGGGCTTTACGTGTCACCAACGGCCCTATTGTCATGGTAAATCCGGCGTATGTTGCAGGGATAATCTCAAATCCGACACCGTAATTTCCACTTGATAATATTCAATTCTGTTTGGTATATCAGGGATCTGTACAGATTTCGTGGTTGTAATAACAGAAATTTTCTAACAACACGGGTATACAGATTGTGCTTTTCACTTAGACGTTTAATGGAGGCTCGAATTGATCTTGTCAACTTCGATGATTCCTTGAATGCATTCGTCATACAAAGATTGGCCATTGTCTGGGCCCTAATATTTTTAATTGCAAATATATGAGAGGCAGCATCTATCCTAAACTGTCGAACCGCCAGCGTCGTTAACTTCGACAGTTCCTTTTTTGATTTTCGCCACGACTTTATGCGTTCTTTCAAAGGAGCCGCATCCGCTATGAATTCGGGGCTTAACACTGACTCTACAGGGTCGGTGTCGTTATATGCCGGAGGACTCCATAATTCAGCGCCACAACTATTACAGTATACGAATGATGCGCTGTAAGCGGCCGATGCAACCTTTTGTATTCCACATGTGCTGTGGATTACGATTCCACAACACGGAGACTCAATTAGGCGATCCGTCTCCTCCATTACATTATCGCAGATATAACAGGCCATTGTTGTGCTTGTGTCAAGGTCCGTTTAAGTCCGTGTAGCCCAACCGGGCCACGACGTTACTTGGCGAACTACGGCGGAGCTCTGTAACCCTTGATCATTTACGGCGACGAGTTCGAAGCCGTAGAGGGTCGCAAGTGTCAGGCCGGCCAACAATATAGGCGACGCCGTGCCAGTCACCGTCTGTCGGGTAGGTGCCCAGAATGTAACAACATAACGAGTCGCTCCCTCGGATGGATTGAAGGTAATTTCGACACCAGATACACTGGAGGCCACATTAGTGATTACAGGCGGCACTGGCATATCGGGCGTGAATATGGCGCCGCCCACAACATCTGGGTAATCTTGTGGAGCCGTCCTTCCTGAACGAATGAAGTTTACAAACAGGGTGCGACCCTTTTGGCGAGTCGTGCGATCAGACTGAGTCAGAGTTCGCAGGACTGTCATTTATCTATTATGGGGTTCAGAGATTTTTTGCACCAATCCATTGTAGGGTCGTTAACGAGTGATAACCACCCGCAGCAAACGCAAACATCAATAACATTTCGAAATATTTACGGCTAGTATTTTTTCCATAATAACCAATGGTTATAAGAATAGGCGCTAATAGAAAGATATGAATATAGTTTATCCACGGCGATTTACCCTCCATTATTTTTGTATACGCCTTGAATGATTGATAAAACAGCACGATTACTCCCAATGCCAATACTACGTTGAATACTGACTCGGGAATCTGCTCTCGTACCAAGCCGACATACAATAAAAATGGAACTATTGCTACTAAATGTACAAGTGCTAATATAACATGCGGGTCCATCCTAATTATTTGAGAGATTTTAAAACTTCACAGTCTTACTCTAGCCTTAAAAACTTACGTCCAATCTTACTCGTTACAAACATACCGCAACCAGAGGCAATCTGGGCATAAAATACAGGAGTCCTCTTTGTGCAGCATAGTAAATAACCGGATAACCCTACAAACAGTATTGAACTGAGCCAGAACAACTGTGTAAACATGTCCATTTATATTATATATATTTATTTATTTTGCCTACGTCTAGTTTTTCTTTGGCGACGACCGCCCGCTTGCAAACTACATAACGCAGCCTTTGCCGCTACGACGCTACTAAATGACTGGTCGATATGCTGTTTTGCTGCATCCCTGTTTGCGGCCATGTCACGCATGGACTCGTTTGTCTCTGCAAGATGTTTGAAATCTCGGGCCGCATCCAATAGACGCATTTCTAAAGATGCTGCGCCCTTACACCAGGCATCGATCTTTGCAGCATTACTCATTCTAACTAAGATAATCATTATTTAACAGAACTGGTCCGTAGCCGCTCTCAGAGCTTTTGCCGTTCCAACTTCCGAACCGGCGTGTCCCGCATTGGGAACAATAACGAGTTTTGCTCGAGGCAGTCGCTGTTTGAGTTCCCACGCAGCACGAAATGGACACACCATATCATAACGTCCCTGTACGATTATAGTCGGTATATTACGTAGACGCCTGGCATTTCTGAGTAACTGACCCTCGCCAATCCAGGCATTGTGACTGAAATAATGGTTTTCCAGAACTGCCAGTTCTTCTACCGCCTTTGCCGGCGTAGTATCCGCCCGTGGTTCCAAAAAGGAAATGGCCGCCTCCATACCCCACCAATCGGCGGCCGCCTTGCGTCTCGTGACCCGATTCCTGGAACGCAAAAGTCTCCTGTAAATCAAGGACTGATCGGTGGTTGATCGGGCAGTTCGCCGGAATTTGGACCACACATCGGGCCACACCGTCTGAATTCCGCCCTGATATAGCCAGTCCCGCTCCCATTTCTGCATGAGACAGACACCACGGAGAATAAGACCGGATACAGAAGAAGGATGGGTCTCTGCGTAGGCCAGGCCGAGGGTTGTTCCCCATGATCCGCCGAAAACAACCCACTTCTCAATACCGAGATGTTTACGAAGTGCCTCAATATCACGGATGAGATCCCATGTCGTATTGGCCTTTAAGGAATCGAGGCCTCTCGGCGTTGAACGACCGCAACCCCGTTGGTCAAACATGATGATACGCCACCGTTTCTGATTGAAATGTGTACGTTGATAACGCTGAATGCCTCCGCCGGGCCCGCCGTGAAGAACGACTACCGGTTTTCCAGTAGGTGTTCCATGTTCTTCATAGTACATGGAATACCCATCTCCAAGATCTAACATGAACCTATTTAGGAGCCTGTTTTTCATTTGCAGGGCTCATGTAACTATTATCAACACAGATGCCATTGGGCCACCCGGCACTCGGGCCGTAATCGTAACACGGCCTCTCAATCTATTTGTTGTAACAAGGCCGTTTGATACGGCGGCAATTGCCGGATTAGAAGAAGACCACGTTACTGCGACGGAAGGAAACACGTATAATTGTAATCTGGAATTTCTTCTAATATTTCCTTGAATTAAGGCCCTTGCTCTAAAATTTGCAGAAATGAGTATAGAACTTACGGGTGGAGGTGGCGGCACAGGAACAGTCACTATAGCCGTCGTGTTACCACGGAAAAACCCATCGACTGTGGTCGCCGTGATTACCGCAGAGCCTCCACCAATAGCAGTGATTAAACCTGCCTGCGTAACAGTCGCTACAGCCGTGTTACTCGAGCCCCACGTGACCGTATTCGGAGCAGTAAGATTTACGGTACCCGAAGATTTACTAGCAGTTCCAGTAATCTGTTGAGTCGCACCGGCCATCAGGGTTACCGATGACGGCGTAACAGTCACACCCGTCACCGGATTCGCAACGAGCGCCGAATAATTAGGGGAAAAGACAGCCCCGTTAACACTTCCACGGCCCGTGCACAGATCAAAGCCTACTCCTGCACTATATCCGCCATTATTACCAACGGTAATATCATAAAAGGAGGCGGTGGGCAAGGCATACAGACGGGTTATTAGAGACCTAGGAGAAGGAGGGAGACAAGCCATCAGGCCGGCAATGGCCGGAGATACAATACTTGTGCCACCCAGAACTAAATTAGTATTTCCTTGGATTGTGAATTTTACACCCGTGGCAGGATTTGCAACCAGCGAAATATCGGGAACCTGGCGCATGAGAGATCCAGTAGGTGTAGGAAATGGCGGGCCTCGGAAGAATTTACTAAGGCCGCCGCCCGTAGCTGTCGAGCCATTCCACGACCATGTCGTTTCAACAGTGGAGGAATCATATACAAAGTTTGGGCAAACTAACGTGGTTCCTCCGCATGCGACTACATTCGGGGAAGAACACGGAAAATCGGACGTCGGCGTTGACATTCCATTATTTGCCCCCGTGTCTCCTGCTGCACAAGTAATCGTGATTCCTTGTGCGGATGCAGAAGCAAACAGAGTATTGTACCGTGTCAAATCAGATGCAGTAAAAAGAGATTCTGGAGCACCCCACGAACAAGATATAATCGACGGTTTTACTCCGTTTACCGGTGTGTTTATTGCATAGTTGAAGACATTGTAGAAGGCATCCTGGCCCGGCGGTGCCGACCATTGATTACATACGTAAAAAATGATGGTTAGATTTGATGTGGGACAGCATGCACCCACCATTTCGACGTCCAGGGTATTTTCCATAGTAGAATTGGAATCGTTGAGATCAAAGGCCGAGCCGTTTACACGAACTACCTTTACTACGGGCAGACTTGTAATGCCGAGAGATGTCCAGTACTCATTCACATCTCCGCCGGTGAGAACACCGGTTGTCGGATCAATCGTACCCGTTAGACCACCACCCACAGAAATCACGCCGACTACTACAGGTGTTGTAGGTACCGATGGAAACCCGTATATAGTACGGACATCGGCGCATGTGAATCTTCTGGAGGTAGAACGAGCCTCTACCAGTGGGCAGATCGAGTAATTCTTCACTTGTGTCGGCATTACTACTATTACAAAACCTTTTTGATTCCAATCAGACCTTGTATAGACCCAGTGTCCTCGCTGAAGGATCTGATGCTCCATCCATGAATCTCGGCATCCACATCGCTGGGACCACCGCCGTATGTGGGATATACCAGGTATGAAAGAGTTTACGATACCAGTAGGCTTCGGGAGTCGTGGGAGTATTTACAGTGTAGGCCCGTGCCTTGGTTTCCCAATCACCGCCCGCTTGCTTGAGTCCCTCCGCCTTGGCCATCTCGAACCAGGATGTCTCTGCCTTGGAAATTCCGTCGCTGAATGCCTCCTTACGTCTCCACAGGACCTTCTCGGGTAGAATCCCCGTGTCCTTAAAGGCCTCTCGTAGCAGGGTCTTTTCCATGCGGGTCTCCGTCGGCCTCAGAAGACTCGTACAATATCCTCTTGCTGTCGAGATGAATTGACGGTCGAGAAAGGGAGACCTGGATTCGAGACCATGTGCTGCCATACTTCTTTCAGATCTCGCCACGTCGTACATATGGATTTCCGTGAGTAGACGTGTTGTCTCGGTCTCGAATGCAGCATCATTGGGGGCACGACGCATATAGAGATAGCCGCCGAGTGCCTCGTCAGCACCGTCACCGTTTAGAATCACCTTGACATCGGGAGTTTCCTTCGCTATGAATTGTCCGAGGAGGTAATTGCCGACAGATGCACGGATAGTCGTAATATCGCATGTCTCGACGGCCCGAACCACGTCGGGAATGGCGGCCAAACACTCGTCGGGTGTCACGATGCGCTCATGGTGACAGGATCCGATGTGTTCCGCCACGAGTCGGGCATGTTTGAGATCGGGGCTTCCTTCCATGCCGATACTGTATGTGTGAATCGGACCCTTGTCCTTCATAAGCCGACTCGCTATAGCCGCAACGAGAGAAGAATCGAGGCCGCCGGATAGACAGGCGCCGATTCCTCGAACTGTTGTAAGACGCTTCTTGACAGCGGCTTCGAGTGCTTCTTTGATAGCCGAGGGAGGGAGACCAGGAATTTTCAGCCACGGCACTTGATGCCATCTGTCCGTCTTGATAGTATTGTTACTGATATCGAATGTCATGGTTGTTCCGGGATCAACTGTGATGACGTAGAGGGCTTCATCGGGAAGGCCCTTGAGTTCACTAGAAATAGCGGACCATGTAGGGCCCTTGGCGTAATATAGAGGGCGGACACCGTATGGATCTCTCGAGACTTCAATCAGACCGCTGTCCGTATTTATATGGACTATAGCAAAATCGCCGTCGAGTTGTCTGGATACTTCGGCTAAAGTCATTCCCTTCTCGAGCATGGCGGGAATTACGGCACAGTCACTAGAGCCTTCTAGCACGGAGAGTCCGAGGGTCTCGATCAGTTGGGTGGAGTTGAAGATCTCGCCATTGCAGGCGACTGTCCGATCGGACTGCACCTGGTATGGCTGATCACATTCTACAGATCCCTGAATACGGAGCCGTGTGAATCCAACAGCGATCTTGGTTGACAAAAAAGTATGAGTGGATGAGTCTGGACCACGGGCTTTGAGTGATTCCAGACACTTGGGAAGCTGACTCGTATCCTGGCCCCAGATTACACAGATTCCACACATCTTATTTTGTATGTTTTCGACACTTTAATACCAGGGGGGGTTAGAGATCGGCCGCATCCTGGACCTGCTCGGCAGCCTCCTGCTCCTTGGCCGCATCCTGCTCGGCGACCTCGGCTGCCTCCTGCTCAGCCACAGCGGCCAGACCCACGGCTTCCTCTAGGTCACGGGTCACCTGATCTACGTCACGGGTCACCTGATCTACGTCACGGGTCACCTGATCTACGTCACGGGTCACCTGAAGCGGCGGAAAGTCCTCGTTCGCCATCGCATTGACCACCGGCTCGTTCTCCTCGACCGCTGCGTACCGCACCTCGTAGTTCACGAGCCACAGCTTCCGTGCCGTGTCCTGCTTGTTCATGAACTCACGGAGCTTCGGGAAGTAGGCGCCCGACCGCTCCTGGTGAAGCTCCCAGAGAAGCTTGCGGTACTTTTGCGGTGCCTCCTTGAGCGGAAACGCCTTCTCCCTGTACACCTTCTGATACAGATCAAAGGCCTCCTGGGTGCAGGCCTTGAACCGCTCGATCACCGAGTTGGCGGCGTGCTCCTCCTCGGGGTACTGACGGAGGTACTGGTTGATCTTGTTGTCCGACCAGCGCTCCAGCCAGACAAAGGGCAACTTCGCCACGTTCCCACGCATCTCCCGGGCCAGCAAGTACTGGTCGGTGCGGATCTTCCAGCGCATGGGCGCCTCACCTGCACCCACATTTTTAAGGATGAGACCCTGCCACTGGTGGCCGAAGCGCTTCCCCCAGGCCGCCACCCGCTCCTTGACGTCCTCGACCGTGGCGAGGGCGTGGCGCTCAGGCAACGTCTCACGGAACTTTGCGGGGAGAAAGGTGGCCGGCTCACGGGTCACGAGCTGGACGCCATTCTCCAGAAAGCGGGACATCTCCACGATGCGCACACGAGGAAGCCCGTAGGGCGTCGAGACCACGATGCGCTCCTCCGGATGCTGAAGCACCCAGGAGTAGGTGTAGTCACGGTTCAGCTCACTGAGCTGGAGGTTCTGGGCAACCAATGCCTCCATGAACAGCACCCCAAAGGGACGACGGCTGTAGAAGGTGTTCTGGGCATCCATGCTCGACCTGGAAGCAAGGCGCCAGATATTCACATTCGTGTCCCAGTACATGTTCAGCATCACACCGTCCAGAAACTCCTCGGCGATAAAGGCACCAGGTCCATCGACCGTACACTTGAGGCCACGGGGAGGAGCGGCGCACACGGGGCGATTTGCGCGGGTGTCCCAGACCACGCTACGGAAGTAGGGCACGTGGGGTAAAGTCATGTCGCTGACACCCTTCTTGTAGTGGATGATCACCATCGGGTCCGTAGGGCTCGTGCGATTGTCACGCACAATCAGGCTGCCGCCATCCTTGGAAGTAAGGAAGGCGAGCAGAGCCTCGGAAGTCGGGTAGGCGGCAATCAAATCAGAGTAAGTCTTGTTCTCCATGCTAGACGTCATTCGTCGTGATACTTGGCTGACGGGTCGCAGGCCCAGTCAAGTTTTTTGCCGGGTCAAGGTCCCGTTGGTTTACGCAAGACATATTTCCGCATAGACATTAGTGGTGACATGTCCGAGGAAACCGAGGATCCGCTACATCTTGGAAATCGGATTATAATTCAATCTACGAAATACGGCACCGTCACGGGTCAGATTATTTTTCGGGATCTTAACATGGTTCGTATCTTGAGTAACGAGGCCAGTGACCGTGCAATCGAATATCCTCTTATCACCGATGGCTCCAAGTTTGTCCCCGAACTGGGTGTAACCGATATTTACATTGAAGAGGCATCGGCCCACGATCATTATGTGGATATACTCGGCGCCGCAGCCGGCAATATGCTCGAGTTCTTTACATTGACGGGCGACGTTGCCGCCGAGAATGGCGTCGTCGCCGAAGTGATTAAGACGGCCACAAAGGATTCCATTCTACTCGAAGACGGCAGATTGTTGAAATTCCGGGGTAAGGGCCCCGAGTACATAACAGATCCTGCTACGGGAGATAAGACGCCGGTTTTCGTAATCCGAGTGAATTCGGCCCTGGTCCAGGCCCAACAAGAAAAGGAAGTGCAGCCTGAAATGCCGTTCGAGGCACCACTCGATCTCGGCCGTCTATTATCCGAAGTTCTGCCGGCCGCCGCTGTCGAATTAGTCCCTACCGCCGACCGCACGTATCCAGATTCCGTTCAGCGGGAAGAAATGTTCCAAGATCTCCTTGCCGATATTCCCGCTAAAAAGAGAACAAACCCCCGACGCATTCGGTTCGTCGAACGTGAAGTGGATCTTGCCCTCGCTCTCAAGAACCGAACAGTTTTACGAGATGCGGCCGGTAAAAGTCTCGGCCCCGATCTGACATCCGTCACAACGCTCGAGGACGCCATTCGTGTCAACAAGGGCGGAGTCGCCGCCGCCATTCCAATTGTGAAAGCAGCAAAGGTACTGAATATCGACAGTGTTCCGTCAACTGCGCCATTCAAGGCCGACGATGTCGCTCCTCGGTCTCTTGCTCAGAACGAGAGCGACTCGCAAATGCTCGCCGATATATATTTGAATGGAGCCGCTCCCGAATTTGCCATGCCGCAAGCAGTGGCCGACAGAGCACAGGGCATCGGTTTTTACTCTTATATCTATGATCTCGCAGAGCGGGATCACCGGATCCTGTCGGGACAGACAGGCCCCGGCTGGCAAGAAGACCAGGATGTAATACGCACGGCGGGTCTCGGTACACCGGTGCAGGGTCTGAGCACGAAACTCGATGAAGACACGGATGTGACGCCCGCCTTTCTAATGAGTGATGTAGCAGATCGCTCCGTACGTGTATTGACCGGCGACGTACACGAGAAGGCCGGAAAAAAGTCCATTTTGGCGCCCAGCGACCCCTCCATCGTCAACGGATACGTGATTCTTCCCATCAAGGCCGCACTATCTCTGCGTCCCCCCAAGAGACCCGGCGATCTTCCTACAGCATTCCTGTATTCGACATCTCTCAGTGATGACAATCTGCCGACAATTGCGCAGACGCTGAAGGATCTGTATGCCGAGGAGGCCGATCCTCTACATGCGTGGACAACGGCCCCCGAATCCCGTGTTGATCTCGCCGAATGGCTGCAAACGATTCTGCCGTACGCTGTCCATCCGGCAGATTCCCTCGGTTCCAGATCCCGTGAACTCCTGTCTCTTCTCGACGCAGTTGGCGCCGACCATGTCTCGCCCCCTGTCCGTGCTGTGATCCTATCCTGGGTCGCAAAGAGTCAGCGGATCTGGAATGAGTTGATGGAAAAGAAACGGGCCGCCGTACAGGCTCTGTTGGACAAGGAAGTCGATATCACGTTCGACAATGTAAGCGGAGCCGAATCCACGCTATTTGTACCGGCATCGGAAAAGAGAGCCGAGGGTCTACAGGCTCTCATGGACTCCTTTGGAGAACGCAATCCGTCGATTGCCACCTCGGGATCCATGCTCACAGCGTCTCTTCTCATGGAAGCACAGGGCGACGGCCTTCCCCTTATGTGGTCCTACATACAAAAGACCGATGATCTGTCGTCGAGTGTCGACGAGGTCTCCGCTGCCGCCTCTCTCACAGCGAGTCAGTCGTCGATTCAGAAGCGGAAAGCACTCAGAGACATCGACCTTCTGCGACTCAAGGCGGCCCCCGAGATTCTTGCATGCCCCCACGTCGATCGCATCGAGGCCGTGAGAAACGTGTCCGATGTACTCAATCGGTCCCGTCTTCTTCGGGATTTCATCGAAACGTTTCAGGGACCCAAGTCCGGCGACTGGATGACATGCGCTCTATGTACAACCGGCTGTGTATGCTACCACGAAATCATGGAACTCGAGGCGCTGGCGCAGCCGAGTCGCATGGAATCCATACAGAAACAGATTCTCATTCGTTTCGGTGGCGAGAGATACCAGGGCAAAATCGTGTGCCGAAACTGCGGCCAGGCTCTTCAGGATATAGACTATGACGAACACGTGGAGTTCGATGACGAGGGTCGTGCCATTACGGGTCGCTCGGTACTTACCGAGGAACAGATGGCCGAGGTCAGCGAGGGAATCTCGTTGGCTACAGCGGCTGCCCTCACATTCGGTTCCCAGAGTCAACGGGATATTTACGACGCGCTAGGGATTATCCTGGAACGGGCCGGTATTCGTATGCCCGAAGAACGAGTACGTCAAGTGGTCCGGCGGACGGATTTATATGTCGGTGCCCGGGCTCCTCCTGAGGCGGCCTACGAGGCACAGCGGGCCAAAGCGATGACCTCGGCGGCGACGAAACTCAAGTCGGGCACGGCCGTAGCCGATATTCCAACGTATTCGGCTCTGCTAGATCAGCTGCGAGTCACTGCATTGGCCGGCCTCGTCTCCTTTGAACTGCAGATTGCACAGCCTCCTCTCGAGGTCTTCAATCCCTTTCCGATTTGCAAATTCGGCCGAGGAGGATGGCCACTCGAGGCCACCGCACCCGCTGAAATCCTGGCATCTCTGCAAAAGGGAGGCACGGCAGTCCACTATATTTCCTGCGTGGTTGCGAGTATTCAACGTGAAACGACTCCTTGGCGCAGCCTGAGTTGGTCGGGAATGCCCAAACTCGAGGCCCGTATTGTGGCGGCCCTAAAGGCGACGGTGAACGGGCTGGCGATTATGATAACCGGCGATCCCAAATCCGGTCCTCTCTCATTTACACCGGAACTGCGAGACGCACTGACAGCGAAACAGGAGGACAAGGTGGCGGCTCCCCAGGTAAGTCGGGGTGACGTACTGACACACGGATTCCGGCCGCAGCCATTTCCGCAGAAGATGAGACGTCCTGCCATAGAAAAGGATCCTCTGCCCAATATCATGGCCGCAAAAAAGAGCGGGGCCTCTATGGCCGCAATACGCAACGATGTGAATGGGGCTCTACTTCAACAGGCGCAGGCCGTCATCACGGAAATGCACGAGGCGGCTACCACCGGATTCGGCGGCGTCTCCGTACAAACAACGGATTCCGTATGCTGTCCCACGGTACTCCGAGATGTACAGGCGAATGCTCTGTTGCTGAAAGGTTCGGTGAGTCTCGAGGAGGGCTCCGCCCTCTTGAAGGGATCCGGTGGGAATCGTCTGTGGCCCGTCAACGAGGGTCATGTGCGTGGAGCGATTGAAACATCCGTGGATGAATCCGTATTTTTCAAGCTGTTTTTGCGTTTCTGTTACTCGGGTCCCCATATTGGCCATCCGCACGAATTCTCGTATGGTAACATCTGTCGCCAGTGCGGCCTGCGTCTCGGAAAATCGCCAGACACGGTTGATGTGGACAAGGAAGGCGCGGCTATTATAGCGGCACAGGAGGGACCGCTCAAGGTCGAGATCACGGAGGCGGCTTTCGAGGGACTGTCCACGGCCGCTCGGCGCACGCAACGGATCTCTGCGACCGTGATTCCAGCGGAGTCTACTCCTCTCTTGGAGATCGCCGACATGGCTGCGGCCCGTCCCGAATTCGCCGCATTCGGAGCTGCTCTGCGTGAGCTGCTCGGAATGGAGCTGCCGGAGGACAAGTTGGACAGGGCCCAAGCCTTCAGCCCGCTAGCAATGATTCACGACGAGCTAAAGACACAGATCGTGGATCGTGTTGGCCCCTTTGTGCCGAAGCAGCCGGGCAAGGCAGGAGAGGCAAGAGCGAAAGAGGCGACAAATGCGTTCCGAGTATTCGATACAATGACAGAGGATCCTTTTGTGGAAGGGCCCCGTATTCTCCAAGAGTACTGGTGTGCAAAGCCGTCGGCGGTAGGACGGGGGTTCGGTATTATAGACGTGACCGGCGCCAAGTGGTTCAAGATATCTCGGGGTCATAATGAACGCATCAACAAACTGCTTCGGGAAAATACGGGTTGGTATGCTGGCGACATTCCGGAACAGATGAAGCCCGTCCTCATGAAAGTGGGCAATACTCTCGGACCGTTTATGCGACTGTGGGTTTCCCGAGTTCGGCCGAATTCGTGGACTGTCGAAGAAATGCAGATGGTTCTTCAGACGATCGTATTCCATGTATGGCGTGATGCCGTAACAACGACGTCGTGGATGTATGAGGGCCTCCCCACAGCCGCCGAGCGTGAACTCGTGGCGAACTCCGTGTCAAATTGGACTCGGGCTCTGCAACTCCACATGAAGCAGCAGGTATTCAAGTATACGAAGGAAAACATCCGTCAGATACTTCAACAGAGGGCCGAGCTGGAACGCACGAGTGTAGTGAAGGAATTCGAGGATATCAAGGATGACGATCTGAGAGCGGCGGAACTCATGAAGAAGAATCTGCGCATAGGTCGCTGGGGCGTCGGCAAGAATCTACAGAAATATGATGCGGATTTGTTCGAGTTTGAATCGGAACAGCGGGCTCGGATGGGTATTGCGGATGCTCCCGTGGATCCGCTATTGCTAGAAGGAGCCGCCGCTCCTGCAGCCGAGGATTTTGGCCTCGGTGGCGGTGGCGGCGGTGAGGAAGGATACGCTGTTGAACAGGATGATGCCGAGAATGCATAATAATTTTAAGACCATATAGTAGGCCATGACAACTCCAGCCATAGATATTCCACGCCTGTCTGATCGTATTCAAGAAATCGTTCAGACATACGATCCATCTGTTCCTGAAAAAAACTATACAATTAAAGATCCGAATATGTGGAATAACAAAGAGTTGATACGCAACCTCATTAGATTTGCCAGGGCATTTCATCCGGAAGCTTGGAAAACATCGGGCCTACGCATGGAGACTCCAGAAGCATTAGCCAACTGTGTCGCAAAGGTACAGAGCAAGGCCAAGTTAATGGGCGAAGGATTCTTTGGCAAAGTATTCAATATGCCCGTGCACAAGTGCATGAAGAATATACCTCCAGGTGTAAAACGGGTGGGCATCAAGGTCGAGGCAGTAAAAGGTAGTTTCGATAACCAACTACCCGAAAGAGTAAAGTCGTCTTCTGATATTGCAAAGCGCATGGGTGCCCTAGGAATCGGGCCCAAACTATATGATATATTTTACGTATTGAATTCCGAAGGAATAACCCTGGTAAAAGTCTATGACTTGATCGATGGAAAGGCATGGAAGGATATGGTCTGGAAGTCTCCCGCTGAAAAATCGGCGGCATTAGAGAAGCTCGGCGCCTTGATACATAAAATGAACAAGGCCGGTGTTATTCACAATGACCTGGCGAATGATGGCAATGTAATGGTAGACAAACATGGCCGGATATACATTATTGATTTCGATTTAGCTGTTAGGGCAAATACGATGGAAAGAAACAAACTGGAGTTTTTCAAACAAAACCCGGGAAATGGTGATTGGTTTGGAGCTCCACAAAAACTAGTCGACTATGTATACAATACTCTGGTGGAAGAGGGCACGATAAAACTTAGTTTGGCGAAACCCAATCAGGGTACGGCCAAAACCAAACGGAGCACGCGTAAGGCCAAAAAATAATTACAAAAACCAGGTTAGATGGAGATCATATGGTTAGCAATCGTTATTTATAGCGTGGGTCTAGCCATTGTCCTATATTTGCGCCCTTCCATCATGTTTCATGAAAACGGGGCCTGGAAGGAATTCGGTTACAAGCGGGATTCCCGGCATACTATTTTTCCCTTCTGGCTGTTCGCCATTGTGTGGGCCATCATATCCTATGCTGCGGCAGCATCGATATCGTGGACTATGTTAGCCGGTGGAGTAGCGGCGTCCTCGAGACGTTCCATGTTTTCCTCAGATGATGAATCAGAATACTCGGACTCGGACCTGGAACAAATAAGAGTATCCGACACTCCTTCTAGAAATGTGGAACCGGTGAGAGCAAAACCGAAGCCGGGATATTATGTTCTAGATCCTAAATCCAGAAAGGGAATACGCAAGTATGTATACTACGGTACTTCGCCTCCTGACGTCTGATCAAGGGGGCCACACGACGTTGACATTATTCCTCCTACAGCGATACCGTAGGCGCCGGCAAACAGTAACCAAAAGGATGACCCCACCGCCATTTCCCAGCGAGTTTGTGTATCAATATCGCTTGGTTTTATCGGGTCCTTGTCTGGTAATGTTTGATCTCTGGGGCCGTGAATTTTCACGGAAACCTTCTCGAGATCGTTTTGATTTTCGGCATCTTTCGGATTCAATAATATATTATGCTCTATGCCTATGAATGATGTAACCATGAGCCGCATAGGTTCTACATATACGGGTATTGCGACCAGAGCACCTGTGACTAGTGCGGCGATGGCTGCTCCGGTTGCCACACTTTTTATAGATTTGATACCGCCGCATGAATTTTGCTGGAGAGAACTAATGAAGCCGAAATTCACTAAAAAGGATCCAGCAATACATAACAGTATCAGGGATATAGTATATCCATTCGATGTCATAAAATCGAACAATATATTGCCTAACACGAATATGATCACCGGTAATACAGAATGTATTATTGCCGATCCTATCATTTCACCGTAAAGTAGATTCATATCTAGTCCCATTCTCTCTTACTATGTTCTATGTTTAATTATGCCCGTCGGTGCCGAAGCCAATCATGGTTGTATCTGCACAGGGCCCCTTTAGAGATTCGTACAGGGTCCTGGTATATTTAACATCATATCTTAGAAGACATGGCACAGCGCACTGCAAAACCGGCCGACATCAAAACATTGCAGGACTGGGTGAAGCGTTGGCCCAAGGTGTCGAATCTGTCATTCGATCCCGAAACCCGGGAAGCATCCATTTACAAGCCCGATGATATTAAGACAAAGACGGGATCCATACCTTGGAAACGGGAGGCCGATGTAATCACGGTATTATCCGATCCTTCTCGGTTTTCAGAGGCGGCTGTCACCGCCTCTAAAAAACGTATGGGAACCATTCGGCAAACTACGGAACAAACCAGACGGGCCGTCGATGATCAGATGAGAACACAAGAATCCGCTCTCCTGGAGGCGTGGAGAGAATACCGAAGCGCTCCTTCTTCGGCTCTTATGGCGGCTGTTATCCAGGCTGAGCTTGCACTGAACGCAACGGAGAGGTCACTGGCATCGAAAGAGCGCGCCGTGTATCAGATGGGCGATTTCATCACGACCTATGATCCGCCGATTCCGAACAATCAGCGGGGTCTCGGCCAGATCCAATAAGACCCTATTGCAAGGGATACGTCGTAATCCGTGCCTCGTTCTTATCGCAGTCGACCTTGTCCGAGTGATACTTGAAGCAGACTCCATTCCGATCCTGATACACGATTTTACCGGCATTATCCATATTAGGATATTTATAAATTACCGTCGCCGTCGGTTTCAAGACATATATGAAAAATATTCCGGTAAATATACCGATCAAGAAGGGAAGCAAACGGAGCTTATCAAAGAATTTCATCACGGGCCCTTATATTAGTCAACGTAAATTATTGGGGGCCAGTGGAATAACCCCTCTATATTATAGGTGATATGGCTAATTACTGGCTGCTAATGGAAAACCCCACAATTGCAATCGGAGTCAGTTTCCTGATAGGATTTGGAATCGCTGCCATGTTTCGTCCGCTGTGCAATGGCCCGGAGTGTATAGTCGTCCATGGCCCCCCCGTAAAGGAAGTCGTCGACAAGGTATATCAAATGGGCGGCGGCTGTGTGGAATTTAGTACCGAGGTTGTAAAATGCCCGGATGATCCGAAGGAAATCGTGAAAACGGTTCAACGGGCATCTACCGGCTAGTGCCGAATAACCCCTTTAGGGGTGAATAACGAGGCACTGGACGATAGCTAGAACCCTCTGCGACACATCGCTTCTAGATTTGAAGTGCTAAAGTTAAGAATCCCACCAGGGGGTCTTAACTTTGGCACTTCACGGTACATGAGGGCCGGGCATGTTCCAAATCCAAATATAAAATATCAGCGTCCATCAACAATGCCGCAGAGCACGCCTCTTGATTCCCTGGATTCGGAGCCGACGGCAGATGAGGAGCGCGTGCGCCGTATCCTTTCCGAGATGAACGCAGGTGACTCATCTCCGGAACAGGGTTCTCGCATTATTTCGGAGGGACCCATTACCACCTCTACTGGAGAGATCCGTATGGATCCGAGGGCCGCAAGAGCGCATATTATCGGCGGAGCGGCTCCAACAATGGCCGATTTTCAGTCCATGTTGTTCCAGACTCCTCCCGGCATGAATCCTCTACATGGTGGCCCCGAACCGCCTCAGAGAGAGCGGATCGCTACAAAGGTCGCCGAGCCCGCATCTATGTGGTCCATGTTACTGCAGCAGGTTCGTGCCCCGGCAATTGTAGCACTAATCGTATTTTTCATAAATCTTCCTGTGATCACTACTATTCTGTCCAGATATGCGTCGTGGATGTATCTCGGCAGCGGCGAGATTAGTATTTCCGGCCTTATAGTAAAATCACTGATTGCGGCCGGGCTATTCGCATTCTATCAGATCTTATCGGGGCTTTTCCAAAAATAAGGGGCCGTAAAATTTTCAGCTGGCCATATAGATGAACATGATCGCCGCCCTCATGAAACGCCCAACCTCGGCGGAAACTCTGTCTATCAGCTTTTTCCTTGGCTCTGTTCTGTTCGCTGTTATAAAACAGCGTCTACATACTATTGTCGCCGGTGTAGCGTTTCTAATGATGATGATGGGCGCCCTTCCTAAACAAATGCCCCTTGCATTTTTGGTAGGCGCCAGTGTCATTGTTCTTTTACAGACAAGTAGAACCGAGGGTTTCGAATCTGGTTCGGACTCGACCTCGACCTCGACCTCGACCTCTGGCTCGGATCACGAGCAAAAGGCCGAGAATTTTGGGAATAAGGTCATGCTTCCTGACAATGCCGATCGTAAGGAGCCTCTCGAACTCGGAAAGCCCTACAAGCTTCCTTCCGAAAATGACGACAAGGGATTTCATATCGACTCGGGCACCACTTTCCTGAATGCGTACAAGGCACTGAAACCCGAGCAGATATCTGCAATGACAAAGGATACACAGGATCTCATGGCCACACAGAAGAATCTGATGGCTACGCTGGAGGCCCTGAAGCCGATGTTGTCCGATGGCCAAAATATGATGAACATGTTCGGCAGTTTCTTCGGTTCAAAGGCCTAAGAGAGCAGAATAAAACGTCACGACATGTAGATATGAACACACGAACACTGCTGATCATCTCCCTCGTAGTCGTGTTTTTCATCTTCGTTTTTACCAGTAATAATTCGTATATACGTCTTGGAGGATGTAGTGCTGAACCGTTCAACGATAAACAATCGGAAATGGTACAACAACTCCTAAACCTCAAGGAACATAAGATGCCAGAAAATATGCCGGATCCTTCTACAATTATAAAGGCTCTGCGTGGTCTCGTTGACAAATACGATAATCCCAACATGTGGAATCACGCCAAGCTCGTACACGACAAGGACCCGGGGCAATTGGCGAGAATGCAACTTGGTGTACCGGCTTAACGAACCGGCCAGTGCTACATTTATGAACCCCAACAGGGATTCATAACTTTAGCTTGCTCAGAGTCTCTATAATTTGCCCAGCATAGTAGTAGAGAGGCCATGTCTAGGAGAGGTAAATGTCCCACAGGTGTCATCTGTACAGATTGGGGAACCGTTGCAGTCCTAGTTATATTGGTCGTCGCCGGCATTGCCTTCTTTATCTTTTTCAAAAGCTCGCCTACACCCGTCACCAACGAAACCAAGGTTATTGTGGTTCGCCCCGAGGCACCGCCTACAAAACCCGACGTATTTGCGGAACCCGTTACTCGGTATCCTATAGGGCTGCCTACCATGCTAAGTCGTGGCCCCACGGGTCAATACGGACAAATCGGAATCCTAACGGGCGAAGGCGGATCGTCTTCGTCGGCTGCCCCGGATCGCACTATACTTCCTTTATACGGCCGTGAAATAGATTCTCGTCGTGGGCGCTGGAATTACTATACACGGACAGATGGCACGAATCCGGTTCAAGTTCCCGTGCGCTATCGCAACCGGGTCTGTGACGACGACGTAAACGGCTGTGAAGAGATTTACAACGATGAATCTGTACACGTACCGTCTCTGGGTCGGTCGTTTAAAACCACAGTATACAAGAAATCGCTATTTGCCTGATATCGGTTGTCGTCGTAACACAATAAAGTCACATAAAGTAGGGTACAGATGTCAGCAACGGGGTTAACATGTCCACAAACACCGTTACGATTTCCCAGCGGTATAAGTTTAAACGATTTGGAGGAGAAAACGGACTCCACTATTGAAATTCACTCTTCTATACCAGGCTCTTTACAGCCCGTGTCTCGCAGAACTGGTGGCGGAGCCGGTGACGGTGTAAATATAGAGGAAAACTCCGGCCTGATGGTCGACTACAGAGGCCAAAAATATTCTTACGTTGAAGCTATATTTCATGCGCCCGGATTACACGTCTTCCCTGGTCAGTCAGATAAATATGCAGCCGAGTATCATATACATCTAAAAACGTATGCCACCCCCGTGCGACAGATTACCGTCGTTATACCACTGAAGATTGTCACCGGTGATATAAGTGGACATCCCTATTTTATGGCGTGCAGAGCCACGCCCGGTGCAAACCGCCCTCTAATTACGACGTTATTCACACCTGGAACCAAAACATTGCAGTACAAGGCCCCCGACATTCGTGGCAGAACACGAGATATTCCTGCAACCGCAAAATGTAGGTCCGTCAATGATGAAACCGTGTTTATACTGGTTCTAACACCGAACTACATCAGAGCAACCGACATTGATCGTATAAATAGGCTGGATACGGGCACATCCGATCCCAGGAATCTTCCCGTGGCCGCCGTTAGTCCCAGTGTTACACTAACAAGACAAGACGTGTTGAATAATCTGATTATTGCAAATCCCGGCGTGGGATCGACGAAAGCACCTCCTGCTGCTCCCACTCTGCCCAAATGTGCAGCAGAAGATGAAACGGATAGTGAATCGTCGGTGAATAATGTATCTAATTCTAACCGTGCTCTGTGTGCGATTTTATTCACCCTTTGTTTCGTAGTAACGATAACGCTGCTCGATTTCGTACTCGGATTTGTATGGTCTAGCATATTTAACTCGAGTGATTCGACAGATGCGACCAAGATGTTCATCATGGGAGCCATATGCATTGCGGCCTTCTTTTCCTACGACAGGCTAATGCATAATCTGGGTGTGATGTTCAGTTATATACGACTGTAAGCAAAAATTTCGTTGTACAATACAGGGATATGTCGGCAAAATCGGAAAAGATAGTATTCATGACACTATTTTTTCTTTTGTTATTTATTATGATCTACTTGATGTCTAATACACCTATTATCAAGGGCTTTTTCACAATGAGTGAGAGTTTCGTATCATCGAGCGACAGGGTCACTGTACCCATATGCCCCACGGGATTCAAAGAATATATTTTCGGCGGAGATAAAAAGACATACTGCTGTCGTGGAACTGTTAACGCCGACGCCACCACTGTGCAAGGATCATGTAAACGGGCAATTGAGAAGATGGAAAATTCGTTCTGTACACTCGGTGCATCCTCAGTCGATGCGCCGAATTGTTCCGAATTTGTGCACGCAATGTTAAGAGAAAAGGGGACATCGTTTTGCCCTGCATCGAAACCCAATTATAGTTTTGCCAACCGTTGTTGTTCATCGTCTGTCACATCCGATGGATCCGACTGTTCCGATACCAAGGCGGGATCTTTCTGTACCGTTGGTGAAGCGGCAGATCTGTTCAAGACGGATAAGGGGGGTTCAGGTGACTGTGCATATCAGCGCATGAAGGAAAGTGACACATGTCCCCCCGATTATTCTAAATCGGATACACAATACACGTCGGGGCCTTTGGCTGGCCTCAGCGTATACAGTTGTTTCGACAATATTTCAAAGACGTGTTTCACTCAGAATATTGTAGGAGAACTCAAGAAGAAGGGGGTGGATGTGAGCCGGTTACCGATCTGCGGAGACAAGTGTGTCAAAGGTATAGGGAAACTTGTACAAAACCCACTGTTTGGTGATATGATGTTGTACTCCGATGATGAGTGTAAGTCATTGGGAGGGGCAATATCACCTTATATTAGAGATATGTGTTTTAACTCAGAAAAAGATCTCAAGGAATATAATAAATATTACGGCTCGGCTATAGATTCTGGATTGAAAAGTGGTGAATTATTCAACGTTGCTAATAATGAGGAAGAGAAAAAGAAGAATGACAAATTTATTAAGGATACACTTATACCATTATTAAAAAAATATTCTAGAAATTTTGACTGTGTATAGGTTTCTTTAACATTCCGCCGCAGTCGCACACAACGCTTTTGTATCAAACGAGGTCGGAGCGGCCTTGTTTGATCCCGTGTCACTCAAGGGCCGATAAGGCAAACGAACCCTTTTCATATTCATATTCGTCTGCTTTCTTACGGGCTGTTCCATCATCATGTATGCAACGACGGCTGCCGCAGCCAATAGCAAGATCGTCACGGGCCAATTCATCCTAAAATAGTATAGATAATAATTAAGGGGGATGCGGCTCGGGGTCTTAATGATAATTACATCTGGAAAACCGCATATAGCACCCTCCGTATTGTCATGGCTCGAACACGGCCACTTTGACATTGTGCCCATTTCTCCACTGATTACGGGAGCCGAGGCGGCGGCTATCTTCGATGGCCTCGACGGACTCTACATTCATCCTGGATATGCCGGTGTCCAGATGCATCCCGCCGTCGATAGAATGGCACATACTCTGCTGACGATGGCACACGAGGCGTTCAAAAATGGGCGTCATTTTCCCGTCTGGGGCACGTGTTACGGATTTCAACAGATAATAAAATTCATCGGACGACTGACGGAGCTGGAATCCTTTCATTCTAATAATTACCATTCTCAAATGCGAATAATACCGAATACCATTTCCCGTTTGTTCCGGTACTCTGAACGATTTCAGATCAAGCAAATATCCGTTCCCTTTTTTGATCACATGGAAGGCCTGTCCATACAGGGATTCAATGACAATCGTAGTTTGCGATCCGCATTTCGTATCCTCGGCGTCGCCTCCGACCGACAACACAAGGATTATGTAGCACTGATCGAGGGAAAGCGGATGCCCTGGTACGGATGTCAATTCCACCCCGAGCTTCATCGGCCCGTATCGAATACTTCCTGGATGGTGGAATTCATATGCGCCGAATTGGGCAGAAAGATGACCGCCTGAACTCAGAATACATGGAGGCACATGGCACGTATTCTCAGTCATCGGGGCTATGCTATCCTCAAGGAAGAACTCGACGAAGCCGCCACGACCCGTATGCGTCGGGCTCTGACTGTAAAGCCGAAGATTGCCCCCGAGTTCAGTGCCGGTATCGATCCGTTTCCCATATACTACGAGAGCAAGAGTCGATGGTATCTGCCCCGTTTCTGGGGTCTCGAGAACTGCGGTGAGCCTGATGGCGACGCCCGCTCCGCCGGCCGAGATCTGCGCCCCGAGCTCGTATTCAACAAGACTCTGCGCACCGAACAACTGCCCATCGTAGATGCCTTCAAGGCCGGCGACTACAATGGACTCATCTGTGTACCCTGCGGATACGGTAAGACATTCATGGCCATCTGGCTCGCCTGCCAGCTCCGTAAACGATTTCTCGTCGTCGTCCACCAGGAATTCCTCCTCGAGCAGTGGCGCAAAGAACTCGAGGGCTCCATTCCGGGAATCCGTATCGGCGTGCTTCAACAGGACAAGGTCCAGACGGGGCTCGTGGAACCCCGGGCCATGACGATAGAAGAGATCAAGGTGCGATTACGGGCCCGGGGCCTCAAGGTCGGCGGCAATCGGAGCGAACTTCTGGCCCGTCTCCGTGCCGTGGAACCCGAGGATGATCCCGTCGAATACGATTGCTGTATCTGCATGCTCCAGACCGTTGCTAGCCGAGAATGGGCCATGGATACCTTCAGCGGATTCGGATTCACCATCTTCGACGAATGCCATCATCTCGGCGCCGAGCACTTTTCCAAGGCGCTCATGTCGATACAGACGAAACACATGCTCGGGCTCTCGGCTACCCCGGAACGCATGGACGGCCTCGATGAGGTGTTTCTGTGGTTTATCGGACCGATTCGGTATCAGATCAAGGTACGCGAAGCCGACGACACGGTACTCGTCAAGGTGCTGAAATTCACTAGCGCTGATCCGGCATATGCCGATGAACCCACCGATTTCCGAGGCGAAGTTATTCGAGCAAGACTCTGCAATCAGCTCGCCGAATATCAACCGAGGACGCTGGCCATTTGCGATGAGCTCGATCCGGCCCTGCGTGAAGGCCGTAAACTCCTGATTCTGTCGGATCGGCGGAGTCATTTGGAAGACTTTGAGAAGGAATTCCGTCGGCGAGGGTTCACATCCATAGGTTACTATGTCGGTGGTATGAAGACGGCGGATCGGGATATATCGGCGACGGAAAAAATCATTCTGGCCACGTTTACGCTCGCCGCCGAGGGAATGAATGTGCGAGATCTCAATACGGTGGCTCTCGTAACTCCGAAATCCCGCATTGAACAGGCGGTGGGTCGCATCTTCCGATTAAAGAAGGAGGAGCGGGTATTTGCACCGGTTATCTACGATGTTCATGATATTCATCCATGTCTTGGGGGTCAATATCAAAAACGATTAAAATTCTATCGCCAGTGTGCGTACAAGATTCTGGTGAAGGAGCCGGGTGGCGAATACAAGGAATCGAAATCAAAAGGACAGCATCGGGTCGTTGACGAGGAGGAATTACCGACGGGCCCACTGTTCTCATCAGGCCCGTAAAAACTTGAACGCCTTCACGCCCTGCTGTATCTTTTAATGCCAACCTTTGTTCTTACCTCGGAAGCGCAACAGCATCTGGTGAAGTTTCACGATAGCCTCGGATATAGCTGGTCCAACAAGCCCCCCGAGTTCACAAACATTGTCATGATGTTCCAATCGGACTGGCAGGAAATGTGTTCTGATTTATACGAGGAGGATATGGATGACGGCGACGGCGCAAAGGTTGGGAATCCGATAACGTCGGGCCTGTTCGACCAATTCTTGACCGATGCTACGGAGGAAGACATGGAGTTATTCGAGAAAATCATGACCACCAGTCGTAATGGCAAGGCCTATCTCCGGTACTTCCAGTTCAAGCTTCTGACGTCTATGGACACCCGTAAGGCGGCCGGACTACCCGTGTCGGATGCCATTCGCTCCTATCTCGGCAAGACGGGCTGGTCTATCGGCCCCTAGAATCCTGAACTACTACACCCTCCTTCATCGTAATCACCCGTGACGCAAACTTGAGAAGATACGGGTCATGGGTAATCATAATCACAGTCTTGCCCTTCATTACCTTTGTCAGCAACTTGTGTATATTTTGTTTTGTATTGTCGTCCACTGCCGCCGTGGGTTCATCCATAATGATAATCTCGGGCTTGGAGAACATGGCCTTGAGAATCCAGATAATCTGCCGCTGACCGCCCGAGAGCTTGGAACCATGAACACCGACATTTGTGTCCAGGCCCTTGGGTAGATTTTCGAGGAATGAGGAGAGCTCCATTTGTGTAATCATGTTCATAATCTCCTCGGCCTTGGGAGGTGCAGATAGTCCATACACGATATTCACATACACGGATCTGTTTAGAAGAATGGGGCTCTGCGGAATATAACTGATCCTCTTGCGTAACTCTTTTGATGATAGGCTAGAATAGGGGACTCCCTTTATAAAGATCTCTCCCGCCTGCGGAGTCTGATACTTCATGAGTAGACTGATCAACGTGGATTTGCCGGAGCCGATCTTGCCCGTAATCAGAGTCGTTTCATTCCAGCCGAGATCGAGAGTGAAATTCTTAAACACAGGTCTCTGCATATCGGGACTGACATAGGAGAAATCGACATCTTGAAAGCGAATACCGCCGGTCGTGGCCGCCTGTTTATTATAGGGGACCCGCTCTGTCTTACAATCTGTAAACATAGCGAGTCCGTGTTGTATAACTCCGTTACGCAGCAGGATATCCTTCCATTTATCGAGTATATATAGAACCATTTTGAAGACCATGAAAATGATAATCAGAACAGACACAAATGAGCCCTGATTGAGTGTGCCACGTTTTACGCTCTGGTAGCCGTAGTAGCAGGCATATACAATAAACGTCAGCAGTAGAGGGATTACTACGTATTTTGTTTTAAGCGAGCATTCCCATGAGGAAGTAGTGTAATGCGCATAGTCCTTTTGAAATTCATCGATGCGATCAAATTCATCGTCGAGTTTATCAAAACTCATCACGGTAACCATGTTGCGTATTACGTCGTCCGTATTTGACATGATGAGCGAGAATATTTCATCTTTCTTAAGTGTAGCTGGAGAACATTCGTAAAATGACTGATACAACATAAATGCTAAGACACCTATACAGAAAGTTAGAGGAAGACCGAGTTTCCAGTCGACGTATGTGACATAACCCAGAGAAATAAGTGTTGTGATTGTATAGGGAATGAAAATCCCTTGAATTTGGTCAATGAAATTATGGGTGACACCCGGCACCTTTACGATTTTACTTATCAAGGCGCCGAGTTCAACGTCACTGTAATTGGTATCCTTTGTTGCAAACAGATGAGACATCATTTTTTCTCTGAAAAACTTGTAAATAGCCGGGTGCAACGACATCTCAATATAATCGGAAATTATGCCGAGTAATTGTATAACAACTATTATTGCCACTATGCCTATGATTATATATTTGAATGACTTCTTCTCTTTTATGGAATTGTACATTTTTCCCACCAGGTGGGGCATTAGAACATCTCGAATAGGCAGAGCTAATAGAAGTGCCACGTATATCATGAATAGGTCCTTGTGTTCTCCAATGAATTCTGTCATTAATTTCGTGAGCGTCATGTCATTTGTACATGAAACATCGAGGGCCACCATTAATATTACGTGTGATTATTATCATATCATACGTCTCATTAGAGACCTATGATGGGATAAATTAAGACGTGTTGTACCGTGAAGTACTAAAGTCAAGAATCCCTCCCTTCGCTCGGGATTCTTAACTTTAGTACTTCTAGCTATCGTCCAGTTCCTCCGTTATTCATCCCTAAAGGGATTCTTAACTTCGGCACTAGCCGGTGCTTCTGTTTAGGAACGACTGCGTCTGGACCGATTGCGTCTGCGCCTAGTCCGACTGCCGCCCATTGCAGATACATCAAAGTACCGGGCTCCCGTAGGAAGCTCCACTGGGTTATTAAAGGAATACGAGGCCGTGTACGACGGCATGTCGAGGGCGCTCGGAGCAGTACAAGAAGATGCGGCAAGAGGAGGTGCATCAATGGGGCTCATGCCGCCCTTTTGAGCCGAGCACGGTATACTCGAATAGATCGGGGCCTTGCCGAGCTCATTTGTCGCCACGTCTACAGAATATGCGCCACCAGCCTGCATGAGAGGCACCGAGCAACCGCCACCAGCCTGCATGAGAGGCACCGAGCAACCGCCACCAGCCTGCATGAGAGGCACCGAGCAACCGCCACCAGCCTGCATGAGAGGCACCGA